TAAGGACATTGGCAGCCGTCATCCCCGTCGAGCCGTTACCCGTGAAGTTGTTAACGACGCTACCTAATCCGCCTTTATATCCGACGCCCATATCATCCCTCGAAGATGAAGAGATTCATGCCATCTTTTATATTTGACATTGCCTCTAGGAATTGTATCACCCAAGAGCCTGCCAATTGAATCCCCGAGAAGGTCAATTTAATGCCTTGCCCCTCAAAGGATAGATCTCCTGGAGCCAGTGGGTGGAAGATTTGACAATTATTCGCCGAGTTGTTGATAAGGGTGAGCGTGTCCATACCCACGCTCCCGCTTACCGGCGTCTGATAGTTCAATGTTTGTGTTAGTGGTACGTCTATAGGTAGCAGGTCATACAGCTTGTAGACAAGATGTAAATAATTCCACAGCGCCCAGTAGCTCATACCATTGGGAATCCAAAACTTGGTGTCAATGTTGTAATCAAAGGCGTTGATACCGCGTCCAGTGATGACACCATTAGTGCCGGCGGCGTGCCATATGGGAAAGTATTGCGAATTGGTGGAAATCGAGGCCGTGCCGTCCAACGTTGCGCCGTTCGGCAAAGCAATGGTGACAGATCCGGCTGTATAGGCGATAACTTTAGCGATGAAGTCAGATGGCGAGGTTAGCGATGTCCCATAAGCCGCACATTGCTGCAATGCGATTAAATCACCCGCGACAATTGCGCCGGTAGAATATCCGGCGGCCAATGTCAGTGTGCGCTGATTTGGTTGCCCAACCGGCGTTGCAATCGCTTTAACCATTAACTCCTTGCCAGGGAATATATCGCTGGCCAAGTTGTTCTGATCGAAATAGTAAGCGCGCTGAATTGTCGAGGACGGGCTTTGACGGGAAAAGACAACCAAGCGCGCGCCGGCTGTAGCCTCCTCATTCTCCACGTGCATACTTTGAACAGCGTCTATAGCTCCTTCAAAACCGCCTAATAGCCAGGTGTTTTTAAGCTTGTTATAGCAAATTCCATGGGTTGGATAAGTGGCGTCGCCGCCAAGAGGATAATAGAACCACCATATTTCCTTGGTCGTATCATTGTATTCGCAATGAATAGCATCGGTTTGCGATGGGTCATAAACATTGAAGATGGCGGGCTCAAGAGGAACCGATATCCGCTGAATTGGATTTACGCCATCATCGAGGAATATTCCGTTTGGTCCCCAGAAATAGAGCAAACCTTCAGCAACTACAGCGCTGCGATAGGAGAACGCCGTAACGCTTGTCCATGCATTGAGAACGAAATCAGATCCATCTAGGCCGAAGTTGGCAACGGTCGATGGAGATATCTGAATCGGCACCTGCTGAAGATTTCCGGTAAACTTCCCGACATAAGTTCCATTGGTGGAAAATACGACAATGCGCGCGTCTTGGTTTGCTTGGCCGTAATATGCTTGAACCAAAGCGCCCTTAAACGCGCCGGTTGGGCATGCGCCGCTATTGGCTTGCGGATAAGAAAGAATATTGTTCTGTAGTGAAAAAGAAAACGAGGTCGGCGAGAACCAAAAGGCGCGATTCTTATACATTACCACGCAATTCCAGTTATCTTCCGGGAGAGTTGAGTAGTCATTGAATCCGCCAGGGCGACCGGCCGGTAATGCGCCGATGCCGCCGACACACGCTGCCAGAGGCTTCCAGAATGGATAAAACCAATACTGCGCCGCATCGACGAAAAGAGCTGGAGAATATTCCAGCATTCCAAGCTGACGATAATAAAAACGATACTCAAGATAATTAAGATGAAAAAAGTTATTTGTGCTTGGTGGCGGCGAGGAGAATCCAAATAGAACGCCTGGCCATGGGAGAATTGGCTGGCCGTCGCCGGTTACATAATATGACGATGGACTGTTATCGCTCGACGTGCTTTGAAATAGGTTCAAGCAAACTAAATCATCAGAACCAGTCTGAAATCTCACCGGCGCGCCGACGTTGCTTTCGTAATTCAGACGCTTGTCAAAGATGCTATAAGTAAATTCATATATCGTTTTGGCTCGCAAAAGACCGCTATTGGCCGCGCCAAGTGAAACCCCATCGGCCGATCCCATTGGCGTTCCGGTTGTGAATGGCGGCCAGAAATTGAACGATATAGGGATCGACGCGCCATCTTGTGTGTAGGTCGTGCTCGCCTCGTTAATGTTTGGCGGAAGTAGGGGGATATTGCTCAAGTCAACATATTGAGTGTTGTCCCCCTGCCTACCACGGAACCAATCTTGAAATATGGTGCATACAGCACCGCTGCCCGTCGCGACAAGAACACCCTGATATGCGGAATTGCAGGTTAGGCAATTGTCATTATATAAAATATTCCCCGCGCCAGTGAACGCGCTGCCGCTTATGAGAGAAGCCGTAACACCGGAAAGATTGATGGATACAACGTCTGAGTTATCTAACTGAAGAGGAAGATAGTTTGATGTCGTCGGCGAAAAAGTCGCCTGATAATAAGAAATAAGATTGTTCGACGAATTTAGGCCATACGCATATACAGTTCGGTTAAGTCTTGAAAAGTTCCCATAGACAAATGACGGCGGACCACCCTCGGCACAATCAAAAGTGCCGCTTCCATTTGAAAATGAAAGAAAACCATTGAGAATAATCGGCGGGATTGTGGTGGCGGTTCCCGTTCCTCCAGGATTTCCCGCCATCCAATTCATCGGTACGGCTGTTCCAGAAACGGAGAAGCTAGTCGATGATAGGAAATTCACCGGCCCAATGTTGGTGAGATTCAATAATGTCGCTTGATTTCCATTCTGGAGCATACTAACGGCGAGGCCGCCTGAATTAATTCCGGCGTTGTAAATGCTCGATCCAGCATAAGCAATGCCGTTAAAGATATTGGATGAACGGCTTAGGATTTGCGATGTTGCCGTTGATATCAGAAGAACGTCTAAAAACGTTCCAGATTCAACGGATGTTGTGTAACCAAGAACAATTGCATAATAGGTATCTACTTCATCAACCGGATTGTTGACACTATCGCCGCGCAGACTGAACGGGAAAATTCCGTAAATGTTTGTGCGCTGCCATGTGCCGGAAACGGATGTTTGTTTAAAGCTTATCTCGGCGCGCATGATGCCGGGAGTTTCGCCAACTGGCGTTGGTACTTCCTGGTCCATATGCCCAGGAATAGGTGCGAACCCATAGCGCGGCCCGATGCCTTCGACAATTCCCGACGTCACATTTACAGTGTTGTCGGTTAACTGTAGGTCCATTTGAAAATCAGGCTGATTCTCATTGATGCCCTTTGACATCGAACCAGCCTGATTTAGCTTGAGCGGATTGCCCACACTTACCCCATCATCTTCTTGTTCATCATCTCATTGCCGATTTCAACCGAGGCCGCACTTTCCTTCTCGCGTTCCTTGATTTCTTTTTCGAGCATCTTGAAGCCAAGACGTTCGGCGAGGCTGGGCGGATAACGGCCAAGTTGGTTTTCTTCATTACGTTGCCACTGGGCAATGAGGTTGTTGTGTTTGGCGCGAAGGGAACGGCGGATACGTTCTTCGGCGAGGTCGCACAAGTCTTTATAGGCTCCGCGTGCCTGTTTTGCCTTGAGAAGCCTATTCTCGATGAGTTGCTTGCGCGCCGCTTCCTCTTTCTTGGGATCGCCGCTCACGAGGTCGTCGATTAGTCCCATCTCGGCGAAGTTGTCCACAATCGAGTTTTGTGGGTCGAATGGGACAATCCCATAGGGATCTGTCTGGCGCGCCGATAAGCCGCCAGTGAGGCCGGTTAGATAGTTGAACGTGGAAATCAAATCGCGCGAATCTCGAACATAGATATTGTTGTCCGTATCGCGAGGCGCGGCTTTCAGGTTGCTGAGCGCGCCATTCATCACTTCATTGCGATCCGCTACATACTTAGGGTCAGAGAAGACAACCGCCATTGGCGTGTTGAACTTAATCTTGAACGTGCGCGTACCCGTCTCGATATCGAAGGTAAACGGCGTCTTGTCATCCAAGAGCAAGTCGGGATTCTTCTCAAGCCGGCGCTCCCATTCGGGGAGGGCAATCTTTACCAATGGAGAGGGCGCGATAAAATAAATCTTTTGGTCACTCATGACAAAACGATGCCTCCGGTAGTTTTCTTTGGCGCCTTACGGAACCGCTGATTAGGAATATGTTTAGAGAGCTTGAACAAATCAATCTCACCTAAGCCGTTTTTAGCAATGCGTTCCATAAGCTCTGGATTCTGCTTAATTGCCTTGAACGCGCGTTCAGCGAAATCAGTAGCGTGAAGTTCCTCGGCGTACAAGGCTTGGCGGTGGCGTTCTTCGTTTCGGTCAAGTTCGTCCCAGACATGTTGCTTTTCAACGTCTAAATTCTCCACGTACTTTTTGCAAAACCACGGATTGATTTCCGTGTTGCGAATATCCATCAAGACGCGGTGCCATGGTGTAAGCGCCGGCACAACTGGAGAGCGGAGATATTCGATTATCTCCCATTCGCCATCATCATAGATGTTCAAATCAAGACGCGGGTATCCCCATGAGCGAAACCATGCATTATATGGTGTCACCATGTAGCTAACGTAATTGTTCGTCGTTACCTTCGCACTCGTGAACACATTACCCCTCGAAATTCTTGATCGGTATGCTCTGCCTTGTCCGCATGTTTATCGTGTTTATAGCCTTTTGATACCACATTTGAGCGGTTTTATCCCAGTTCAAAGACTGGCTAACTTGCGTATCGAGAAGGCTACATGAGTTATACACGATGAACCAAAACATGGCGCGGTCAAATTGCGTGGGGAGTACATCGCTATCAAGCCTGAACCTGCGCGGATAGGCCATATATTCAAGCTGTAGGTAGTTCAGGCCGCCGACACCGATTGGCGGCGAGAAATAGAAGTTGTTGTCGACGATGGAATAATGGTCCGGCGATTGAACCACGCCGCTTGAACCCGCCCAGCGCGCCTCCTGCCAAGCCTGGTCATATCGCATCGGGATATAGACGTTGCCGACGAGGTAGCGAAGCTCCAAGACTTGCGCAACGTCAGCCGGAATGGCGATAGCCGTGGCTCCTGGCGCCGGCGCGAGATAGTCAAGCTTATGGCAATAACCCTCATCGGCGAGGATTTGCTCAGCGGCGAGGAAATCAACGGATTCCTGGATAACGCTTTGAACCTTCAACGCGGTATAGAAGCCCGGCGTGGTTGCCGTCTTGCTAAGCCGCGTCCAAATCTCGTTCATTATCTGACCGCGTGTAATCATTCGTTCGGCTCCCGTTGCAGGCGCCAGGCGCGCGCAGATGCCTGGTCCATGTCAACAAATGGATTCTTTTCGGGTTCTTCCGCTTCGTGTGTGTCGAGGCCGCGAACCAAATAACGCAATGCCGCTTCCATGTCCCAATGTCCCCATGTGCAAACGGAAGGATCTAACTCCCCTTCCTTTTTAGGATGCCATGTAGCGTGTTGAATGTCTTTAAGCAGGTTCTTACAGCGCGGGTGAATAACAAGCTGATTCTTCCAAAGCTTTTCCTTGATTTGGATTCTATTACCCGCGACGTTAACCTTGTCGGCGAGATGCGTAGCGATGCCGCGCGCCTGAAGTTCGGCGTTGCGCGCAAGGTCGTGATCGGCTACACAAACGAACTTGTCGATTTGCCAGTATCGGAGCCGATCTTTGATGGCGTTGTGCGTATCCTCTATCCGTTGCTCCATTTCATATATCTCATCGAATATATGGACAACATCGTCTTTAACATAACCGAAGAGTACAGCCGTCGCCGAGGGCTTCCATCCCCAGTCTATGGCGGCGATTACGGATTGCCACTCGTCCGGTGGCGGGATTTCAGCAACGTGATGTTCCACGCGGAACTCGTCATAAACTAAGCCCTGGAATGTAACCCATTCGCATTCAAGCTCCTGAGCGAATACCAACGGATGAACCTCGCGACGCTCCTTGTCGTAAACATCTTGGCTCACGAGCCCAAGTTCGAGCATTTGAGAGAGGCTGATAGCGAGACGGTGAAAGCCAAATTCTGGAGCTTGGTCCCAGAAATCCTTGAAGCCATTAAAGCCATTGGTGGTTGATTCGCCGTAGCAATAGCCATCACTCTGAGATAGCAAATGCTTTAGTACCTTCTGCCATATATCGGATACAGTTTCGCCATGCTCGATGTTCCAAAATGCCATTTCCGACATGTGCAGGAAATTAAGCGTCCCGCCCCGTTGAGAGCCAGGGTCTTTGTCAATCGAACCCATAAAGATTTGGGACGATGGACATTTTTTATTATAGATAAGTTCAGTATTTACCGCGAAGAGCTTTGGGTCGAATATCCGCATGAACTTTTCGCGGGTGGCCTTCTTACGCGCCAAACTGTTCTTTGCGACGAACATACTTGTTGAGGCGCCTGGCTGTGCCGTCAAGTCATGCGCGAGCCTCACGCCAAGCTCAGTTTTTCCGAAATATTGCCTAGGACCAATAACCAGCAAGCGCCGGTGCCTGAAAAACAGTGAGGCAGCCAGCGCTTGTATTGGTCGCAAATCGCGAAGGGCTTTCATCCCCTAGCGCGCCGGTCCCCGCCCATCGACATAGCCAAGATGTCTTGGCGGATTGCCGTGCGGACGCGCTGGCGTTGTTGCGGGTCTTGAATCTCATTAGCTTCGCGGAAAGCTTGTTGAAGCTCGCTCATTTGCATTGGCGTATTGCGCAGATTCTCTTGCTCGATCATTTGAACCGCTTTCGGCGGGAGAACCATGCGCAACGCGCGATTGGCAATGTCTTGGAGCTTGTCGGGATCGCGGCGGATCATATCCCAACGCTTAGGGTCGTTCTGCATAAGTGAATTGACGGCTGGACCGACGATATCGCCAACGGCTTTGAACAAGGCTTGGCGTTGCGGGAATGAATTTGGATTGCTCCCATAAATGCGTTCCAGGCCGTTTTGGATCTGCGTATCAAACGTGCTGAAAGCGCGTTGATTGATCGAATGGCCTGGATCTGAGAGGTTGCGCACTTGTTGCTCAAGCGCTTCGATCTTCTTCTGCTCTTGCGTGCGCGCCTGATGATTCTCGATTAAGCTCTTGAAATGGCTAATGGCGAGATTGGCCGTTAGCGGGATGGATTGGCCGCGTTTGTCGGCTTCCACGGCTTGCGCGATGTAGAAATCAAGCTGTTGTTCCCAGCCGGGAACCGGGTCAACATGCTTAGGACCAGTCTCCTCGGGAGAGAAAACGCCTTTGAGCTTCTTCAGCATCTCCCGATCCGCGCGAGAGCCTTCTACCTCGCGGGAGAGTTCGCCAAGACGCCCCTCGGTTTCTTGAAGCTTCTTGTTTTGGCTCGTGAAGGCGCCGCGAAAGTCGAAGTCACCGCCCGCTCCTTGCGCGGTGCCTCCAACTCCAGCCGCGCCTGGTTTACCCGAAGAGTTTTGCGGCGAGCCCTGCGGGGCCGCCGGGGGCGCCGAGGCTCCCGAGGTATTTGGTCCCAATGCCTATCTCCTTGGCTTCGTGCCCAAAGGCACTTCCGAGTTTAAAGAGGCCGCTATCCTTAGCCGCCCCGATGCCGCTGCTGTTGGGTTTCAAGTCTTTCGCCCATTCAATGCCCAATGCCGCAAGTAAGCGCGGCGCTGGCGTGTCATTGAACGTCTGAGTATCTTGTGGACCCATAGCGTTAAGTTGACGTTTTTTTAGTTCAATGTCTAGTCTTTGATTTTCGCGTCCAAGATTATCGCCGCCAAAAATGCCACCTAAAGCCGATTCTCCAAAGTCAGACGCGCTCTTTAAGGCGAAGTAATCCTTGAGAGCGTTCTGAATTGTGCGGTCTTCGCCGGTTTGCGGCCGACTAAGCAAAAGATCGCTGAGCGCCTGAAGCATTTTGATTGCCTTCTTCTTCGGATAGTGAACGTGATAAATCTTGGTCCATTCCAGTATTTAAACCTTCAAGACCACCAATCCCAGCGCCGAGGAGGCCAAGGAGTGCTGCGGTTTTTATACCTTCGGCATGGGACGGGTTTACCATCTTCTTTTTGATGTAATCCGTAATCATATTATCAAGAGGCAAGACTTCTGCGGCGGCTTTTTTGGCCATGCCGGCTCCGGGGATCTTACCAAGCGCCGCTGATGCGCCAGAACCGAGGAGATAGCCGCCGCCGGCGCCGAGTGCCCCGCCGCCCAGCGCGCCGCCCAGTGCCCCTTGCTGAGCTTCACTGGGAGCATCCGCGCCTGGCTGACGAGGCAATAACTTATGGCCAAGATATGACGAACCCGCGCCTATGGCCGCGCCGCTGAGCGCCCCGCCGACACCTTTGGCGAGAACTTGCGGAATGGTCTTGGCGCCATAAAGCAGACTATTTAGCGCTCCATAAACGCCGCCAACCTCGCCGGCTGAGACGCCGGTATGCTTAGCTGCATCCAAAGCGTCTTCGCGGTTCTTCTGTTTCACGGCGTCATAATATTGCTGCATTTAATACCCGCAATCGTCGTCGTCCATATCGACGTCGTCGCCGAGGCCGAGGAGATTGGAATGTTCCGCGCTCATGCTGCTCTTGGCGGGCTTGCCGCTGGCGTTGCCGGTGTGGCGCTGACCGCGAGAGAGTTGGGAATCCTCCCCGTTATTGCCAAAGCTAGCATCTGATTCTAAAAGGTCGAACGGCTTCTTGCCGCTTAGCTCGCGCTTCAAGCCGTGCTCAGGACCATAACTCCCGCCGCCCGGAACATCGGCATGGTCGCCCATATATTCCGATTCTTCATCGTGAATTTTATTTTCCCGCGCGCCCTTTTGCGCCATCCATTTACCGAGTGAACCCTTAGCCATGTCGTTCTCCTTTAAAGGCCAAGCATCGAGGCTAGGCCGCCTAGTTTTTTCTTTATTTTCTCTTCCGGGGTTTCTTCGCGCATGGCTTCATGTGCGCCATAAGCGCCGGCCGCGCCTAAACCAGCGCCAAGAGCCGCTTTGCCAGGATTGCCGGTGATGTAATCCTCGGCCAAGGCGCCGAGGCCGCCGGCCGCTTCTTCTTCCGGTCCAAGAAGTTCAGCCTTTGAAAGATATTTAGCTAATGCTTGTCCGCCGGCCATTACTTCCTCCTACGTGGCTTGGTGCGCGGTGCGCGCTCCCCAAACTTAGATGATAGATGATTAATCAGAACGCTCATAGGCTGAGCTTCCTGTGGATTACCTGTGGATTCTTCTTCGTCGCCGCCACCAAGACCGCCGCCGATGAGCCCAGAAAGCCCCAAAGCTCCACTTGCAATATATGGATGCTTCTGCGCGAAGTCCAAGGTGTCATTAACAGCGCCAAGTCCTTGATTCTTAAGCCTATCAACGGCTTTATCCGCCGCATAGTTCTCAATCATAGGTTGAGCCGCGAGGCCAAGGCCAGTACCCGCCGCCGCCGCGCCGCCGGCGCCAAGTAGAACCTTATTGCGCTTGGCCCATTCCGCCGCCGGTCCAAGTTCTTCGCCGGCTTTTGCTAGGTATGTTGCAAGGCTCATTAGTTTGTCCCCGATACGTTGGCCGGCATTATCGGCCTTTCAAACTTGTCGTCGTCGTCATCGTCGTCGTCTTCGCTATCCGCCTTGCCGCGCGCGCCGCTATTCAAGTTGCTGCGCTCAGGGTTCGCGCTGAGTTGCGGGTTTTGGGAGAGGTATTTGTCGAGAGAGCTAGCCATTAGCGTTTCCTTCGCGGTTTAGGTCCCGGCCAGTATTCTTCCTCATGCCCAATTCTCCCGCGTACCCAAGGGCTATCGATATCCTCGGCGCGCGGGATTTCCTCGGTAGAGGTGAAACCCTCGCCAGCATACGCGGCGGGGTCCACTTGGCCAGTTATGGCGTTGTAAAATTCCTGGGCGCTGGTTTGATGGTGCTCAGTACCCGGCTTTACTTTTTTTTTTCTTCTTCGCCGCGCTTCTGCTTATAGCGATGCACGGACTTTTCCCATCCCATCGGCTTCCCGGTGGCGGGGTTGATATCCGGCAAATCCTTGCGCGTGACATCGACGAAATAGCTGAACGGGTCTTCACCCTCGCCAGCCGGCGTCGAGCCGCCGCCGCCCATACGGTCCATGAGGCCGCCATCCCCCGCGCCATGTCCCCCGCCGTAAACGTTGTTCACGACAGAGGCATGGTTCGCGGAGGATTCGGCTTTCTTCATCGCCGGCTCAAGTTCGGAAAGCAAGCGCTTGCGAGCCGCCCGAATTAGGGCGGCGTCGCTTAGCGGGTCTTCTTCTTCTACGTGCATTGACTTGCTATTGCCCCCATGATACTCCGGCTATTATAACCTGTATTGGCCATCGCCGCTTGCTTTGGGATCTCCGAGGCCCTTGTGGCGGCAATCCTTAGTGGAACAAGATGGAAGCACATAGTCCTCGAAAAAGACAAATTAAACAGTACCTGAGGGGGTTTGCCAATTGGTTATGATTCCGAGGGCATTGCGTTGTTTGACCACTGTATTACCCCAGTACCTCACAAACGCTTGCATGGAATCGAAGCCAATCCGGAACCGGAATTCGGCGCCGTCTTCATCGGCCAAATGCGGCTCGCTGGCGTAATCGCTGGCGAAGCACCAAGCATCATTGGCATAGATGAACGTGATGGCCGGGTTCTGGTTCTTGTCTTCGATCATCTCCATCTTAACCGGCTTTTTCTTGCTCTCGTCTTGGCCCATCTTAACGGCAGACCAAGTGAGTTCGCTGGCGCCAGTGTCGAAGGTGTTGCTCGTGAACCGGCGTTGGCCAAGGAAGCCGCTCAAGTAGCCGCGCTTCCAAGCCGGGTTGAACACGAACTTATCCGGGTACATGCCCGAAACGATGTGCAACTGGTCATGGACTTGTTGCAGGAGTTCTTGGTTCGGGTTGGCGAGGCCGGCGTTGATATTGACGGCTTGCCACAGCGCGTAGTTGCTGGGCGATAGGCCGCCAAGCGATACGGTGTTATCCGTGACGCGGGTATAACCGGCCATATGGCGGCCATCGGACGGTTCACCCGGCGCCAGCGCGCCGTACACTACAAGGACGTCGTTAGCAGCTGCCGTGGCAGGAACCGCCGCAGTACCAAAGGTCGTGTCGATGTATACGGTTTTGGCGATATGGTCGACACCTTGGAGCGAGATGGCGATGGAACCCTTGTAAACGGTAAGGGTCGAATCGTACCAATCAAGCTGCATCCCCGCGCGCAGGCGCGTCGAGAAGGTGACGGTGAAGCTCGTCGCGGCCGGCGTCGCGGTGGCGATGGTGGCGCGAAAACCGCGACCGTTGCCATAGGCATCGGAATCGCAGTTCGAGCTGAAAGTCATCAACGTACCTTTGATAAGGTCGTCGAGATATTTCCCGGTAGGGCGGCCGTTCTTATAACCGCGAGTCGCGGCGTAGGTCGTCGCCTCGATTTGCGAGTACATGAGTTTCGAGGCGTATTGCGCGAAGACACCCTTTTGGTAGTTGGGGTCCGGCAAGCGCTCGCCGTCGTTCTTGGCGCCGTAGCTTTCATTCAACTGAAATGTGACGCCGACGTTCCACGCCGCGCCGTCGAATTCAACCTCATCCTTGCCAGCATGACGAATCGTATTGAAATACGAGTTCATGATGTTTTCCTGGAAGGTCAGGTCGCCGTCGTATAATTCTTTTAGGTTCAGTATTGTTATCGCTTGGGCTTTTTATCCCTAGCTTCTTACGATTGTTTTTCTCGTAAGCTCAGCATACATTTTCATCCGCTTGGGATGCCGGGGACTCTTGCCGGAGTTATATTCTCTTTCGAGGTTCATCCGGTATGCGTTACGGTGGCCAGGTTATTTTAGTTTCCTGGCTTACCTCGGTATTCGCGTTTCAGCGTCCACCGATTTTCCCCAGAGTGAACTCTTAGATTGCTCTAAGAGAGGGCAAGCTATTCACCCCATGATTGAAGATCACTAAATGTGACTCCCGCCATATCCTCAAGCCTCCCTAGCTTATACTAGACACTTCCGTTATGTCTAGGTGTTTTTTTGCTGAATCAGTTAATTATCAGCATAAGGGAGCGCGAGGAAAAAAGTCCAGCCCTGGGAATGAGGATTAGCGTACATGCGCCCATATTTTCTTATTTATGATGCGCGAAACTATGCTGTCATTGATGCCGAAAATCTCGCCTATGGCCTTTTGCGTCATTTGTCCATCTTTATATAACTCTCTAATTTTAAAAATAATTTCATCTGTAAGAATGCTATTTCCATGTCCTTCTCCTTTGGCGTGAAGGTCATGGACAACGGCATGGTCACGGTTTTCCTGGTTTGTAGACCATTCAAGATTATCGGCACGGTTATTCGTCTTGTTCGTGTCCTTATGATTGATCTGCGCCTTATTCTCTGGATTAGGAAGGAAGTATTTAGCGACAAGACGGTGCAATCGCGCGGTCTTTGCATCGCCGCTCACTTTGACGATGACATAGCCTTTTTCATTACGTGCTTCCGTTGAGAGAAACTTTGCTGGCATAGAACGTTCAACTATTTTTCCCTGTCTAACAACGGTGACAACCTTCGCCTCCCGATAGATTCGTCCAAAGTTGCTGATAAAAAGTCCTTCGCCTTCCATCATAACTTCCCAAATCTCGCCTGGTTGGGTATCTTTCATACTAACACTCCGTTTTTAAATTTAAGCGATCAACGTGATAACATAGATATATGGAACAATCGTCCAAAGACTTCGCCGCGCTTCGCCGCAAGCTCGCCAGTGGTAAAACATTGGCGGTGGCCGCCGCCGAGGCCGGCATGTCCGAAGACGAGGCCCGCGCACATCTTACCTCCCGTGAGGAAGAGGATAACGAGAGCCTACGTTCATTTGCCGACGAGGCCATGCGCGTTTCCCTCAAGGTATTGAAGAAGGCCGCGCTAGAACCCGAGATGCGCAAGGTTGGCGAGACTTATGAGATGGGGTCTGATCGGTGGGAATCGACCGATATCAAGGCGGCCACGGAACTCCTGAAAGCCGGGATGGCGGCGAGGAAGATGCTACGCACCGCCAAGAGCCTCGGCAATCCTGGAGAAGACTTGTTTGATAAAGAGGGAAACCCAGTACAAACAAGCGCGTGGATTTTTAAGAAGACGGATTAGATATCGCGCCATGTTCCATGTGCGCCCATATTTCTCTACTCATGGAATGAAAACCCTTCTTCCGCTTGGCGGTGGGGTTATGGAAATATGTCTCCATCCCACGGTATATTGCGGGTCTTCCATGTAGATATTGAACTTGTCGAGCGCGGCGACGAGGAACAATGCGAGATGCGGCGTGTATTCCAAATCCGCCGCCGTTCCCTTGATGTGGTTCGAGTTATGCGCCCCGCCAACCTTGACGTTATGTGCCGCGCATCTCGCCGCGCAAGTTAGGATGATGGGAGATTTATAAAGGTCGCGAATCTCGTCGAGCTTATCCAAGAGATCCTGGGTTGGCTCAAGACCGCAGCCACAATGGCAGCGATACTCAGTGGGTTTGAAATGTTTTGATGACACCATTGCTTAAATCGAACCCCAATTCACTTGCTGTTATCGACATGCCGCGTTGAACTTCCAGGTTCCTCTCCCGGCAATGTAGGCAGATCCGGTTGCCGGCGTGCTGGGAAGGGAAATCTTTGTCACACTTGAGGCATCGGCGCGGCTTTGCCTCGTCGCCTCTTTTCACGCCCATTAGATGCAATTATCCAAGATTTGGCGCAGCGCCGCGGCGCGGGATAGCTTATGCTTTGCCGAGTATTTGCGCAGGCGCACATCGAGCGCCTTGGTGAGATGAACTGAAAAGCCGACATTAGCACCGATTGAACGCCTACCCATGATGAACTCCAAAAGTTGGTTACAAGTTCTTTTAAATCTTGCTTTCCTAAAAATCAAGTAGTATCTGTACTCAACCTTGTTTTTTTCGGTTCAACAAACCTATTTGGAGCATCCATGAAAAAGGACAATCTAACATTATTCGAGAAGGCGCAAGAAATGCGCGCTAAAGATCCAAAGATGAGCGTCGAGGCCGCCTGTAGGTCGGTGAAGATGACCTCATCGGCATATTACTATTGGCGCGTAAAGAAAACTGCGAAGAAAAAGCCGGCCGTCGTCAAGACCAGCTATCAGCGCATCGACGCGCCGACGCAATCCAAGGATGTCCGTATGCTCGCTGTATTCGGGTCGGCCGCTGAAATTCTTTCATTCGCGAATGAGGCGTTGAAATGAGCACAATCGCACATGTTTTTTTCGGAACCTATCTAGGCCAAAATCATGTAGGCCTGGGCGCGTTGCTCGCCAAGAAAACAAAATCGCCTTTGCCGGCCGATGGCGAGACGGCAATCTTTATCAATAAGGCGTTCACCGGCGTTAAGATGCTTACCGCTACCGGCGCATTGCTTTATGTTCGCCGCGAGAAAGAGGGTATAAACCCGGAGACGATTAAGTATCTGCCTTCATGCGTTGAAGGGCCGGCGCTAAATTACAAGAAAGCGCTTGAATCGGCGGTTAAAGACCAAATGGCGAGATTGAGGAGAAGATAAGATGACAACTTGCAATCCAAATGACGACATCAACCGCACGCTCACGCCTCTCACCGATGAATGGCGAGATTATCATGACTACGAATATCAGCTAGCGCGCGACATTCGCAATTTCCCGTTTCTTGGGACTGATGCTGAGAACGTGTTACCGATTAAGCCGATGTATTGGCCGAAGGGGGATTAATGCGCCTGAACCTTTTTGAAGTTTTGATGGATTGTGGAGATACTGAACTTCTCGCTGAATTGTACGATTTAAACGATAAATATGAGAAATGCGTAGCATTCCTGAAGAGAATGAGGGGTGGCGATGGCAGCGCCGATCGCTGCTGTTAAAGGAGATAGATAGGCGATAAGCTGCGGGATATCACGCCGCTGTCAGGAGTTGAACTGGACCTAGAGCGGCTAGGGCGCGCCAAGGCCGGCATCGAATACAAGACATCGGCAGAGCACACACAAGCAAACGAAGATTTGAGGAGAGGGAAATGGTGAAGAAGAAAGCAGCCAAGACCGCGAAGAAATTACGCCCCGTGATCATCACAACAGCCCATCGTGGTGTGTTCTTCGGCTATGCCACGAACACAGATGGCGACACGATCAAGTTGAAAGATGCACGCCTATGCGTCTACTGGTCCGATGACCTCAAAGGCTTCATGGGTCTTGCGTCAACTGGTCCCACAAGTAAATGCCGCATCGGTCCTCGCGCCGACATTCAATGTCGGAACATCACCGCCGTCTTGGAAGTTAACCCAGAAGCGGTTAAGGCTTGGGAAGATGCCCCATGGCAGTAATCAAAGGCAAATTGCCTGAATGGTGCTCCGGCTACGGCTACGGCTACGGCTACGGCTACGGCTACGGCTCCGGCGACGGCGACGGCTCCGGCTACGGCGACGGCAACGGCTACGGCAACGGCGACGGCTCCGGCTCCGGCTACGGCTACGGCGAAGATATAGTTTCATACGACGCCTTCGCCAAGGCCGCCAGTGACGCAGTGGGGGAGAAATGACTACTAGAAGCGAATGCCATATTCATAGCTGGGCGACTTCCAAAGAATACGCATATTGCCCATTTTGCGTGGAAGCCAAGGAGCTTGTTAATCAAGCTAAGGACTACATGACACATGCCGACACCTGCCTACTAAAAGACAAGCGGGTGGATGGTACAGGGCCATGCACTTGCGGTCTTGAGCAGTGGTTTGAAAAGGCGAGGACGCACCGATGACCACCGAAAACTACACCAAGGAATACTTGCAAGCCGTCTGCGGTGTCTTGGAAACGATTCTCGATAGCTTAGATCGCGAGGACCGCAAGCGGGTGCTTATTGATTTGTTCACGCTTTACAATGAGCTTTTGCGATGAGCTTTTGCGATGAAATGCAAATAACATATAGATGCCCCAATCCGGCATGGTTTGAACCGTGTGACGCATTCGTCTTGAATCACTTAAATTATCCGAGGCCAAGCTGAAGGCGGCAGAAACGGTTTGTGAGGTGGCGCCGGCCAAAATAGAGGGGATGAAATGAAATAGCCGCCAGCGCATTGCCCCGACGGCTACGTCTACTATCAGGAGGCGAAAACACCATGACCAACCATCTCTTCGGTTGGTTTTTTTATTTCTTGAGCGCAAAAAAAGAACCGCACGTAATCAACGCGCGGTCCCAGCATCCAAAGAACTTGCGAGAATTTGATTATAGCGTGATTTGCAATGAGATGGCTACACATGTAGCGTCTTGACTATCTGCGCGTAGGCGTGGCAATCTGTCCAATACGTTCCTAAAAAACAAAACCCGGTTTGCGAGACCGGGTTAAGTGCGGATAATGAGAGACTAAGGCTTAGTCGTCATTATCTGTCTAACCTATTCAAAGGTCAAGGCATTAATGGCGATATCGTATCATGCCGATATAAAACATATCGGCCAGACGGAATTTTATGGCGACGGGTTTAAATTCGTCAATACCTGCGATTTTGAACGTCTTGTAAAATGCATATCCAAATTCACTTGGTCGCCATGTGTCTGGGAAGACGGCGTAAGGTTGGCGAAAAAATTCCACCATGCCGTTTTTTGCGTCCTCGATTTTGACAGCGGCGAGTTGACGCTCGCGCAGGCTCTAAATATTTGGTGTGACGCTAAGCACATCATTGGATTAACCAAAAGCCATCAAAAGTTCAAGAATGGCGCGCCGCCATGCGACCGATTCCGCGTATTGCTCGAATTTGAGAAGCCTATAGCGTGCGGTCGTCATTACAAGGAGACCATGCGCCATTATGTGGACATGTATGGCGCCGATCCCGCGTGCATTGATTCAGCACGTTATTTTTGGCCGTGTCGGCAAATTGTCTCGGTTCAACCGGAAGGCTTCAAACAAGACATTTTAGATCCGCCGCCGCCGCCAATGAGCATGGACGCCTACCGCGCGCTTGTCGCCGCGAAGTCTTTGCAGTATCAAATGACAGAACGACTCCCAAAATGGATAACTCGATTTTTTGCCGAAGGCGCGCCTATTGGCATGCAACACCGCACCGCGCATGGTGTGGCTGTTGAACTTATTGAGCGCGGTTGGGAGTGCTCCGATATTTTGAACCGATTAAATTCGGTTCCGATGACAAGACCGTGGGGAAATGGCGAAATAGAGCGTATTATTCAACATTCCATAGAAACCGTGAAAAACAAGGGGAATGGCGTTGGCGAAAAAACAAGAGGGTCCGCCGAAAATTCCCAAGGCCATAATTTATCAGGCTCTCGCGAAGGTTCTCAATCGAACGTCTAAGACGAGAAATCCAATTGGAACAACTTATTTTATAACTGAACCTGCAAACGGCGTTTTCCGGCCGCTGCGCGTCATATCCGAACAAGACGCGGATATCGTCGAGTATGTGCCGATGACAACGGTGGCGGCCGACATCTTGCGCTATTGCGTTAATAATCTTGGCGCGGACGATCAGTTTCAGTTGACCGCCGAGGAATCACACTCATGCGCCAAGTTCTGGTCATATTTATCGCCGCCTGTCAAGGCACCAAAGCCCTTCGCGTGGCCGGGGGATTCCGGCCTAGCCTTTACGCGGTTGCCGTGGCTTCCCTCGCACGGGGAAACCCCAACGTGGAACCGTATCTTTGAGCGCATGAGCAACGCTGAAGCGTTCATGACATGGATTGGAAGCCTCTTCGATGAAACCAGCTACCAGCAACAATACGTATGGCTACATGGCAAGGGGAACGAGGGGAAGGGATGCATCAACCGCTTCCTCATGCGCGTCTTCGGCCCCGCCTACTGCGCGAAGCAACCAAAGGAGCGCGGCGACAAGTTTTGGACGCACGAACTCATGGGAAAGCGCCTGGTCGTCTTCCCAGACTGCAATGACCAAGCTCTAGTCGCCAGCGGACTATTTAAGAGCATGACTGGCGGCGACCCCATCCCGGTCGAGGCGAAGGGTGAGATGGCTTATACAACGCGCCTAAACGCGAAGTATCTTATCATATCTAATGAGCGCCCTTCTATCTCCTCGGAGACGGCCGATAAGCGTCGAATCATTTATTGCGAAATCTCGCCGCGCGTCGGCGCGGAGATGGACGACGAAGGTTTTGAAACGCGGTTATGGGAAGAAGGGGGCGCCTTCCTCGGCCGGTGCCTCGCCATGTACCAAAAGACGGCCGGTAAACCCATCGCGTGTGACTCGTCTTTGATCGCCGATTGGGTCGAGACAGTGGAGATGGAGTTTTCCGAAGTCTTCGATTTTTACTTTGAGGTAGACACTACAAATGCCGAAAAAGGGCTTTGGGCGACCGGAGAAACGGTCCAAAGAGCACTAAAACTAGCATATAAGTCCCCGAAATCACGACACGAGTTTTTGTCATGGATGGAGCGCGTAAAAGGCATCACGCGCCGGAGCGTAAAGTTTCCAGATAACAAAGTTGCTAAACTTTACATTGGGTTATGCCATAAAAACTATATTTCTGTAGTTGATGGTAACAGGTCAGGTAGACGCTCGGTAGACACTAAGGTAGACACCTTGGTAGACAGGACAAGTATTTATAATGATTGATAGTAGACAGGTAGACACTAATTTGATGTGATATGCACGCTATATGCGCACAGCGCGCGCATACAAAACGACTCACGGTAGACATGTCTACCTGTCTACCGTGTCTACCGTGTATTACAAGGCTCAAAAAATGAGCAGGAGCGAACAGTATTTTTTCTGCCATTTGGGCAAACATATTTGGCCGGCGCTCGAGCGCCGACCCCACCGCGTGGTCGGCAAGCGCCCCTGTGCGGAATGCTCCACGCGCCGCCGCCGCCGCGTAGCCATATCAGGAGATTCTTTTGTGGGTATTGGGGAGGTTTCCGAAGATGCCGATGCGTTTGATAAATTTCACACTGAAGATAGCTATTTACCTGAATGGTATGCCAATTATGTGGCGAAGCAAACGAGAGAACTATATGAGATGGAAATAAAGTTAGATCAACGTGCGGCGCAGGCGAATCCTCGTCATGTGACATTAGAGCAAGGGAGAGAGATGTGGTTGGCGAGCAAACTCAGACAACAAACGAAATGGGAAAAAATCTTCTATCGCATCCAGGCGAACAAAACCCCGCCTCCTGCCTCTGCGAAAGAGAAGTGAGGGAGATACGGCGCCTCTACACGCCTCGGCCATCAGGCGCGTGGAAATCGGGCAAGGATGCATGGTCTGTCACGCGGCTGGCATCAACCTATGGCGTCCACACCGCCACAATTTGGAAAATCGTCACGAGGCAATCATGGAAGCACATATAATCTGGGCGATTAAGGCGCTCCTGGTTATCATCGGCTCATGGATTTTGTTCATCATCGTCATAAGCGGCGTGGTGAGTTACCTGGCGCTCAAAGGCGAAGATCTTGATAGCAAAGATAAATAAAGAAATAAAAGCCAGCGATATCGTGGTTATACAAGACACGCGGGAGAGGACCCCCCTGGACTTAACCCCGCTGATCGTAATCCAAGGGACGCTCTCGACCGGCGATTATTCCGTGAAAGGTCTTGAGGACATCATAGCGGTAGAGCGCAAGTCGCTAGCCGACTTGGTCATGTGCGTAGGGAGGGAAAGGGAGAGGTTTGATAGGGAGGTACTTCGTCTTCAAGCTTACCCCGTCAAGGCTCTCGTCGTCGAGGCGCACCTGGCCGACATCGAGGCCGGCGCGTACCGGAGCAAGGTCAAGCCCAACGCTGTACTTGGAAGTTTACTTGGTTGGATGGCGTCTGGCTTGCCGGTGCTTTTCGCCGGCGACCACGCCGCCGCCGGGAAGTTGACCGCACGATTTCTTTTCATCGCCGCGCGCCGCCGTTGGCGCGAGTCGCTTGCTCTTATTGAGGGGAGGAAGGTTTCATGAATGATTTAGGGTCAATGGTAGGTTTGTCGATCGGCGCACAAGGTCAAAACTGTATAAACGCTATTCAGAGTTATCATTGGCCGTATCAAAATTGCCACACGCAATACATAAATGCTCACTCCGATATCGCTATCGACAAGGTTGAGAACGGTTATGTTGTCACTATCGCGGGGAAGAAATACATTGCGCCCAAAGCGGAAAGCATAGCTTCTCTGATTCATCAACTCGTCGAGAAAAAGAAATGACCGACGAGCCCAAGACGCATTGGAAGCGCCCAAGCAAGAACTATGTTTATGACAAGTTCAAATTCGGCCCCCTCATTGATTTCTCGCAGCCAAAGGATCGCGCCTGGGCCGAGCAAGTTTTGGGGAAGCTCGTATACGAGAGCTTGCTTGATACGCATTGCGCCAAGGCGCGGGCGCGCGTGGTTTCCGTGAACCGTGGAACGCGATCCATCATGGTACAATGGGTAGACGAGAACCCGGAGGCGCCATGATTGACACGCTACATTCTTTGTTGCACGAAGCCGTTTCATCGGTTATCGCCGCCGTCGTGATGTATGTCGGCGGTTTGGCGTTGCGGCTGGCGAAGGATGTGAACCAGGCGTTTTGCAAGCTTAGGACGATTGAGAAAGAACTTGCTGATCTAAAGGAAAAGGTGAATAAGTAAAGTCCCTTTTCTGGTTAGCTTTTTTGGACGTCTTCGGGCGTCCTTTTTTTTATGTTCAAAAATGCTTGACGTTCAAGGTACGGTACTGTAAGTTGCTGGGTATGGAGGAATCTATGACTAAGTTCAAACCAATATCAAAGTGTATCGCCAATCTTTATTGGACTGCGTATGACCGCAATTGGCCAAAATCAATTCGCACGCGTTTATTGCGAATGGCGCTAAAGAACAAGATATGACCGCCCCCCGCCGCCCCGAAGTAAAAACCTACCATTGCGCCCGGTGCAACAAACACCGCCAGCGCAAAGGCCGCGCGCGCTACTGGCCGTCCGATCTCTTCGACATGTCCACCAACTCGCCGGCGGTTTACCGCGTGTGCGGTACGTGCTGGAATGCGCTTATGCACAAGGCGAATCACGCTTACAAGAAGGATGAAAGTTAATGGAGAAAAAGGTTAATGGTTGGAAGTGCTTTGATTCAGACTTGGCATGTCGCGGCCACAAGTTTGAGATAGGAAAGACTTACAAGATCGATGGCGAAATAACCATGTGTAAACATGGCTGGCACTTTCACGCGAAGAAGGAGGAGATATTCAATTACTACAAAAACGCAAAAAATCATCGTGTGTGCGAAGTTATTGGTTTTGACGTTATTACTGACGGCGACAAGAGTGTGTGTCGCAAAATCAAAGTAGTTCGAGAATTATCGTATTTTGAGATATGTTGTTTAATCGGCGACGGCTACGGCGACGGCTCCGGCTACGGCAACGGCAACGGCAACGGCTACGGCTACGGCTACGGCTACGGCTACGGCGACGGCGACGGCTACGGCTACGGCGACGGCAACGGCGACGGCTACGGCTACGGCGACGGCTACGGATACGGCTCCGGCTACGGCGACGGCTCCGGCTCCGGCTACGGCTACGGCGACGGCTCCGGCTACGGCTACGGCGACGGCTACGGATACGGCTCCGGCGACGGCGACGGCTCCGGCTCCGGCTACGGCTACGGCGACGGCTCCGGCTACGGCTACGGCGACGGCAACGGCTACGGCGACGGCTCCGGCTACGGCAACGGCAACGGCGTTTATGAACTTCCTGATTTCATCGAATTTTCAAAGGAGAAATCATCATGACGATTTCTATCGTGGTTCTCGACAAGGGTTTTGTTTCTGTTGGCGTTCTATCTAACTCAGAAGACCGCACCGGATGGCATTGTCTCGATAATGCATGTGTCGTCCGCCGTTGGGGAACAACGGCCGGGCTCGGACAACTTGCTATGGAAGGTCCGCAATCTCAAACCATGCTCGACAAGACGACGCGCCAATCGTTCCCGGAGCATTCGATTGTTAAGGTGATTGATTGCGACGAGGATAAATGGGCGAAGGTGTTAGGCGTGAAGAAAGAGAAGAAATGAAGAAGCCTAAGGGGGAGTGCTATAGCGTAGCGGTAACCGCGTACCTTACGCCAAAACAATTCAAAAAACTGGAAATGATGGCTAAAGATAGTGGAACGTCTTTGGCGCACGTGATAAGAAGTCTTATCGACGAAACGGTGGTGATTTGATGGAAAATAAGCATTCGGATATTTCCGAACATATATCTAAAAAACATGGCGATTCGCAATATCGGCGAGGTTACTGCCAAGGCTATTACAAAGCGCTTGAAGACTTGCGAAACTTCTCAAGCCGACACTGTGAAAAGCACTTGATAAAAAAACTTAATAAATGGAGATTTGAAACTCCAAATCATGAGGTAATTTTTCCTCCAGAATTAGCTGACACGCCAGAAACACCGAGAAGAAAAAATGTTTAAAGCATCCGTAGCTGAACGCGAGAAACTTAAGCTCATGGTTGGCCTTACTGGCCCCAGTGGCGCCGGAAAGACGCTATCCGCGCTCAAGATGGCGCACGGCATAACTGGCGATTGGAAGAGAATCGCGGTAGCCGATACTGAAAACTCGTCGGCGCTCTATTACGCCGGCGATAAGACGGGACCATGGCAGCACATTCCGTTTGATGGGCAGAAGATGAAAGGCGGCTATTCACCGGAAAACTGGGTGAAGCTAATCGAATATGCGGAAACATTGCCGATTGATGCCTTGGTTCTTGATTCCATTACACATGAATGGTCTGGAGTAGGAGGTAGCCTTGAACTCGTCGATTCACTTTCTCAAGGAAAATCTGCCTTTTCAAATGGGTGGAAAAAAGTTACGCCACTCCATCGAGCCTTTATTGACCGAATGCGTCATTCTCGTCTTCATATTTTGGCCACTATGCGTTCTAAGCAGGATTATGTGGTGGAAACTGGAACGGGAGGAAAGGCCACGCCGCGCAAGGTCGGTCTGAAAAGTGAGCAAAGAGACCAAACAGATTTTGAATTCGGTATTATTTTCGATATCGACATAAGCCATTTTGCCAGCGCCAGTAAGGACAGAACCGGACTGTTCATGGATAGGACGCCATTTAAGATTGATGAAGATACCGGAAAAGAGCTTTCAAGTTGGGCAAACATGGGAAAAGAATCTAAAACAGGATTTGATAGCTCTAACGATAATCATAGAACCTATTTAATTAAGCTTTTGAAGGCCAATGACATACCGGAAAAAGACTTCGATGGTTTTTTTAAACGCATGGATGGCAAGCCAAGTGAAACCATAACGGATATCTTGGAAGAATACAGATCGGTTAAATAATGGAGACGTGGAAAGACATGCTTGTCAATCTTGATTGGGAAACACCAGTGGAAAACGCCATGAGGAAAGTAACTCATGGAACGCAAAGGCACGGAGAAACAAATGGAACATCAAAACTTAATGACCATGACGTGGTAAACATTAGGCGTCTTAGTTCCCAAGGAAAAAAACCATCAGCGATATTAGAGATTCTTGGATTAAATGTGTGCAAGAGAAGCATTATCTCCGTGATAAACCGCGAAACATGGAAACACTTAAGATGAGTAAACCCCCTTCTGACGGGCCAAGCGAAGAAGAACAACTTAAGGCTGAAGAAATATTCGACGCGGTAAATGGTGCGCTGGCGCCGGTGTTAAACCGATATGTCGGTCATGCTCCAATGCTCGCCAGCGCCATGGTGGCGAACCTGTCATATTTTATTAGCGTGACATCGACGACACCGGATAAGATGCTCACTCATTTCTCGAACATTCTGCGCTCAACCGATTGGGAACAGGCGCGGTTATTTCATAACGGGTTCAATCCCACAGTGATTAAAGGCGGTAAAGATGGATGAGTTTAAGGCGTTGGCGCGTTGCATGAAGGAATTAGCGAATCTTGACGCGAATGAAGCGTCTCGTGTAGCATTGTATTTACACGATAAATTCAACATCAAGAGCGTTCATATTCCAAAAGGCGTTCATGTTCCAAAAGATGCTTCCTTGGCTAATGCTGGGCTTCCTCTTGGGGATGGGAAAGTGTCTATGTGATTTGCGTGACACGGTGGCGGCGCAGGCCGCCAGGCTCGCCGACGTGGAGAATAAGCTGAATGAGTACCAACAAACCATCGCGGCCTTTGAATGAATCGCCAGAAGATGGATGGGTGGAGCGCCAGACAATACGCAATCAAATGACCATGGCAATGAGGAAGCTTGAAGAGACGCTGCCTCGGTCGGAAAGGTGGCCTATCCGTGAGGTCGTTCTTGAGATTGTGCAAGCGATGTGTCTCAAAATGCTTCAGCACTCGAAATCAACAGCAGATATCATCGCCAATGCTCAACCACCGCGCCGTACAGCGGATATTACACCGGACCAGCGAGATGCACACGCGGCTCGAATGGCGGCGATGAAGGCGCGCAACTAGAAAGGTTGCCGCGCCATCCTCGGCATGAGTTGCGCCGCCGTCGTCGATTTGACATATGCCCCATGGTTTCCCTTGGCCACATAGTCCGCAACAATCCTACCTACATCTCTCCCAAGATTTTCCAGCCTTTGAGCGTATAGAGCCGCGTTTGCCCCGTTAAGCACAAACGGCTCTATACGCACTCCGCCGGAGCCGGCGCGCAGTTGCTCGTCGTCCTGGTCAACCACCGGCTTACTGCTTCGGTGGCCGTGGGAGCAATACACCTTGCCCCAATGGGATAGAGCTTCGCTAATCAGCGTTGCGACGCTCGAGGCGTCGTGCTGGCCGATGTAGACGCGGCTGGAATTCTCCGCCGGTAGCTTGTGAGGCGAGCCACGGTGCCATCCGAGACCGCACCTTATAACGAACTCATGGGAATGCGGTGCGTCGCCGATCCGGTTACGGATGGAGCAAGCGTCGAGCTCGTCGGCCAGCGCTTTGATGTACCGGCTAATGATTACCGCTTCGGACAAGTTGCCGACGACATTCCCGCTCCCGATCTTCGTCGTCGGGACTAGCACGAATTCCCTTAGGTTCATCATGGTTCAGTCAAGCTTTCACGGCTGGCGCCGGGTCCAAGGTCATCGGCACGGCATTAACCACGGCTTCCGCCGCCGTGATGGCGAAGGATAGGAGCGGATGGCCGGCTTCCGTGGCGGCGATCTTTTGAAGTTCCGCGAGCGCGGCCGCCTTGAGTTGCGGCGAGACGTCCGCGTACACCAAGGCGACGATTTTGAGGATAACCTCTAGAACGGTCGAAGACATGAAACCCCCTTTATTGTTAGTAACCTTCCAAAATGATGAATCCGGTAGTTGTGGCGCCCGTAATCGTTACGGCCGTATTTGATAGAGAAGTGACCACCGTTGACGCCGGGCCGTTGGTCGATACGATGGCCGGCGTATTCGCGAAAGCTGTTGGGAAGGTATAGGATGCCGTTCCCAGCAATGCGTTGCAATAAACGATTACCTTCATATAGGACGAGCCTTGGAATGGCTGGCTGAAAACAGCGGTTCCAGAAGTTGAACCGCTTACGGAAGTTTGTACTGTTGAAAAGTTTATCGAACCCTTAACCGATATTGTCGAAACAGTCTCAGCTCCAGATGTCGGGGTAAGTAATGGTAGCGTAAAGATATCCAGAGATCCCGCGCTACCGCCGCCAGCGCCATAATCACCGGCGAAGATGTAGCCTCCTTGTATAGCGATACCGCCAAATGGCGATGTGGCGATATTTTCATAGGCTGTATTTATCAGAAAAGGAGCGCTGCGATTGGTGAAGTCATACATGAGTATCGCGCCGCCGTAAGTAGCATTCGATCCAACCGGCATAAAAACGTAGTTACCGGAAGGAGCCGCTGCCATTGCGGCGGAAATTGTGTATCCAGTTGGCATACTAACTTGAGTAATATTTGTCATCGCCGATGGTGTAGTGATGTCCACTACATCTAGTTGCTGCACGCCTGTATTTATAGAGACAAATGCCGTTGTTGCGCTGGCGTTTATGCTTACGGCAAGAGCTTCGCCTAGTCCTGGAAGCGTGAGGCTTTGCACCAAGGAGGGTACACCAACGGTTCCGGCTCCTGTTAGCGTCCATGAATTAATCAGGCGCGTAGCGTACGGGCTCGTCGAATATTGCGTAGTAAATAGGTTAGTTCCAGATACGACGACACCGAATGATTTTGCAGCACCTTGGGTATAAGTAACAACTGGAGCGGTTAGCGTACCGCCGCCGATTCCATTGCCGATATCGACGACTTTTAAACCAACCGTTTGGCAAGCTAGATAAACCATGCCGTTTGAATAAGCGATGTTGTAAGTCGAGCCCGTCGCGGCCGTTAAGTTGAACGTTGTCGTTATAGTCGGAGAATACGGATTTGAAACGTTGATAATGTATAGGTTATACCCGCCGCTTGACGCGACAATGATGTAATCAACGCCTGAAATTAGAGCATGAACGGCGTTATATGATCCTTGGAGTGTCGCCATGTTCGATAGCAATATAGGGGAGGCTTGATCGGTAGCGTCATAGATAGCCAGGGTGGAAGACGCTGCGCCGATTGTAACGGCATACGTTTTCCCATTAACGCCGGTATAAACCAGGACATTGTTAATTTTTGACAACGCGGTCGGGTTAGCCGTTTTACTTATCATCGTAAATGGCTGGTAATACGGTTTCGATTGGTCAACATATGCCCAAGTTCCATTAGCGAGCAAGTAATCACCGGCCGCATAAGAACCAGCCGGCGGAGCCGGGATAACCCCCTGCGCGCCGCCGCTCCCGCTATCCCCAACAACCGTTGGAAGGATTGTCACGGCTTGAGCCGCCGTCATGTCTATAGCATTCGCGGTCGATCCGGTATTATTCCCCTTAAACGTATTGGATGGCATTTGAGCTAGCTTGGCGTTTGTAACTGCATTGGCCGCAATGGCCGTGGCGCTTTGCGTTCCGGTAACGTCGCCGGATAAGCTCCCGGTAAATGAAGCCGCTGATCCGCTCGTGTTCGCGGCGTTGTTCGGGATGTCCCCAGACACCAGCGCCGCCCATGCCGGCGCTCCTGAGCTTGATTGCGTCAAAAATTCATTGGTCGCCGAAGCATTGTTTGTCACAATGGCTAGAGGATTAGTGCCATTCCCGACGATTACTGCATTTGCAGTAATGGACGTATCGCCGCTACCGCCATCAGGTACGGTAACTGGAATCGCCAGGCTAATTGTGCCGCTAGTTGTGATTGTGCCGCCGCTTAGCCCAGTCCCAGCCGTTATGCTAGTAACAGTCCCGGAGCCGCCGCCGCCGCCGCTTACCACCGGCCAGGTAGCATATTGTTGCGCGTCTGCCACCGTTGCTAGCAAGAAAATAGCGAGTATGATTTTTTTCATGTTCTAAACTTCGCGTAGCAAGTGATGGTTAGCGATCCGGTGCCAGCCGATGGCGTATAGACTACTTGGAAGTATGGCGCGGCAAGTCCCATAAGTTCCATGGTGCCATGGCCGGCGGAGCCGCTAGCCGTGATGGTCGTCGATAGCGTCAAGGGGTCCCAGTTTACTTGGTCTTCGCTGACATAAAAGGCGAACGTGCCGCTTGGCGATCCCGTCCATAGCTCTTGGCAATCAATCTGCGCGACGCCCCAAATCTGTATCACCGGGCTCGTAACCGTCGAGGTCATACTGGCGGCGTTGACGATAACGGTCGGCGAGGAGCCAATGGGATAGGGCGTCGCAGAGGCGATGCCGCTGAACATGATGAGGCATATTAAAAGTAGCTTTTTCATGTTTGTGTCATATCCTCATAGACTACGAGATAATCAATCGCCGGTTGCGAACCGCCGCCAGCGTCTGGGGTTTCCCATTTAGTGCAACGCTGCGGCTGATACTGCCAAACATTGTACTGGAATGAATTCAGCCAATCCGATGCGCCGCCTCGCCCGCACCAATTGTCTGCGGTTATCATTCCAACGCCGTTGGTTGAGGAACAGAAACTGTTCCGCGCCGTTGCGGTAATTGTTCCCCCAAGCTCTTCAATGGTCTGGAGGCTGATCAAGGCTAGGTGAGCACGGTAGCATGCCGCCTTAGCTGCGATATCAGCCTTTGTCCATGTTGTTACCACAACATCTTCAAGAAGCTGCTGATCGACATAGGAAGGTTCTGGAGCTACGCCAAGCTTGTAGGCCAGGAGATTACGAATGTAATCGAAACCGCCGGATAGTTTCGATCCATCGACGTTCAAGACATCGCTATGGGTTTCCATATAGTCTAGATGCAATTTGATCAATGGTGCCCAAACCGATAGTTCTCCGCACTTGTTAACTCGCTTGGTTACGCCGCGATAGAATGCTAGGGCGCCGTCCAATATCGATTCATTGGTCAGGGTGGGATCGCGGTAAATCGCGCCATTCATGGAAGTAATCATATCTTCCATGCCGGTTACTAATGGCGCGCCGGTAGCGCAATCGGCGCCATATGCCGCTAATCCCGTGAAGAATAGCCCGTCTCCTTGGGCGGTAGGAATTCCGTTGGTTATAGAATGAATGAAATCTTGTTGAATGAATGAGGGGAGGCGAGCTTCGACGTCGGAAAAGGTAATGGCTTGCGTATCCGTCGCGGATGTTGCCACCGGCGAAGGAGAAGCCTTCCTAGCACATCCTAAAGAGATCATGATAATGAGGATGTATTTCATGCAATGTTGTATTTGAATTTGCATGTTAGGCAATCCTTACGGCTTGAATGTATCCGTTCTGTACATTGGAAGACCCTAGAGTGGAGTAATTGTACTGCGCCATAAGATAAATATTTGTTGCAGTTGAGCTATTAACGATAAGAGGCATAGTTTGGCCAGATATATTGAGTGTCCCAGACGTAGCTCCTTCAAAAGCTCCGGCAGATCTAAGCGCTGCTGATGTATTTACATCTAATATAAAATAGCTGTTTCCTGTGGAAGTTCCTTGATTGATGAAAGCCCAGCCAATAACTAGCCAAACGCCAGAAGGCAGTGAGTAAGTAGATCCTACTTGGAATGCGCCACTTGAGGTCGCCGCCGTGTTGGCAAATGTTTGAGTCAGTGTCTGTCCAACATACCCGCTCGCAATCGCGTTACCAGTCGTGTTACCTGGAACACCATTGAGTGACACAAGCCCGTTAGATGTGCCTGGAACTACCACTTGCGGCTTGTTGAATATCGTACTCATTAGTAGAACCCATTGATGCGGATGCTGCCAGATGTTGGCGCCGTGCCGCTGTATTTGGCCTGCAGATTTGTCGAGCTGGGGATATTCGCGCCATTCTCGGCAAGATCGAGAGATACATAATCGCCAGGATCTAGCGTATAGCTATTTGTACTCCCATTAAGAGTAACAATAATTACAGCATTAGTATTATTTCTCATATCAACATGCTTTAAGACGCCTCCTGTCGCTAAGACTGTCACAAAGCTTGTTGTCAAAGATACAAATCCAAGACTACCATCTTGGAATGTCACAGCTGATGTTGTCGGCGCGCCGGAGCTTGTAATTAGGGCTCCCGATGCATTTAGCTGAAGACTGGCTTGCTGGCCCGTAGTCAAAGTCGGAGATGAGCTATTATAAATGCCGCCGCCGAGCATGGATTTAGTGCCAGCCGTCCCGCCAGACGCAGAGCCATCGGCGAGATCTGATGTCGTGACAGTCGCCGCGATAGATACCGGCTGAGTGGCTTGGAAGAATGTCCCGGATACAGGTTGAGTGGCCTGCCAGAATGTGCCCGTAACCGCAGTCGTTGGGGCCGAATCTACAACAACGTGCAGGTTGGTTCCGGTTGCTTGCGTTACTGTAAAGTTACCCGTGCCGGCGTTTGCCGTAATCGTACCCGATACTGGCTGCGTAACCGCACTACCATCGACCTTCAAGGCATTCGCAGCTGAAACCGTTGCGGTATTCCCACCCTGGGATATAGATGCTAGCCAAGGAGTGGTATTTGCCGTGTTCCCTGGCTGAACCGTCCATGTTCCTGATTGAGTGGCAGCTACAGTCCCGCTAACAGGTTGCGTCGCGGGGAAGTTGGAAACAGCCACGGTTCCGCTAACAGGTTGCGTCGCGGGGAAATTGCTTACCGATACTGTTCCGCCAGCCTGAAGAGGTGATCCCAGCGTGGTATTGATAGTTACAAGTTCGGCATTAGTAGCAGCGCCCGTTGGCAACGGAAGGCTCGACGCGCTAACCGGCTGCGTAACCGCGCTACCATCAACCTTTAATCCATTAACCGTGCCGACTAATCCGACAAGATTTCCGCCAACATTCATCCCAGCATAATCAGCATCGGCTGGAACTGGAGATCCGGTTGGCCCCACCGCTGGATTGGTGAATGTCCCGGTTACGGCCACCGGCGTTCCGCCGACAACGCCTTGGATGGATTGGACGCCTCCAGTTGGTGTGCCAGGAGTACCGGCGCCCTCAACTGGGATCGCTCCGGTAGTTTGATCGACTTCGACGACATAAAGGTTATCGGTTCCCTGTCCCTTCATGACGAGCAATTCGCCGGGGATGGTATCGCGAACAGGAGGATTTACAGATTGCCATGGTGTGAGAGCCATAATTCCCTCTTATCCGCCCGAATAAACGCCGGCGGACGTCAAATATTGAAACCCACCCGCGCCGATGATGTTGAGCTTGCATGTTGCTGCGGGAGCTCCGATGTAGCGAGCCGCCAAGCCGCGAAGGAACCCTTGCGACCAGTTCCATACGATAGGAGCGCCGGGCGCGGCCGCAAAGTTTTGTTCCCAAATGAGCTTCGCCATATTCTGGGCAATCAAGGCGTTCATTTGCGCGTTCGTGATGGTCGTCCCGCTCGAAACGTCGGCGAGGATGTCGAGGCCGTTTACGTCGAAGAGTTGGATTACGCCGCCATCGGTGGCATCTGTTTCAACGGCTACCTGCCCAAATTGACCGCCTTGCGGGCGCCGGTAAAGCGTCTGCGCGGGAACCGGTAGAGCCGCGCCGGGCGCCGCCGAACCGGCCGGACCGGCGCCAGGATATGGGGAGGCCCAAGACGGGTAAAGTTGTGTGATGATGCCGGTCGGCGGCGAGCCGACGGCAGTTGCGGTAAGTGATATTGGTCCCCATGGCTGCATATATAACCCCTATCGGCCGCGAATTGAGACTTGTTTAGCCAAGTCCCCGTAGCCGCCTTCTTTTAGAATTTCTTTGAGTATCGCCGAACGCTTGCGATGTCGCATCGTCATTTCTGGAAATTCACTTTCATCTTGCGTTGGAAGAGAGGCGACATTCTCTTGGCGCTGAATACCGGATAGAACCTCGCCAATGCCAGGCCCATATAAATCCTTTAAGTCTTCATTGGCGCCGCGCCTATCCATGTTTTGCCCCTAGAATGGCCGTGCGTATTGCTGGCCAGAGTTGCCCATCGAGCCTCCTGGCATGTCTTGGCCTTCATTGAGTGCAAGCTTTTTGATGATGTAATCTTTGTCGGCGAGCTTCGGGCGATTGTCCTTGCCGGTTACAAGGTTTATGCCACTCCACCCCTTGACCTTATTCGTAGGATCGGGCGCAAACCCGTTAAGGTCGTCAGCCGTCCCTTTGTTTTGCAAATGGATGCCATGCATCTCCAAAGACTTCATCAATGCTTCATCGGGGAGTGCGCCAAGAAGCTTTAGCATCATTTCCTTGTTCATTTTGGTGTCCCCGGCTTATTGGCCGCTTGCATATTGGCGGCCGGCGTTTGTGTACCTTGTTGGGGTGGTCCCCCACTTCCCATCATACCAGGCTTTGCTGGTCCAGTAGGAGCCTTGGGCGCGCCGCTGGCGCCTTGGCGTGCAGGCTGTTGAGCAGCGGCTTGTTGCTGCGCAGCAGCGGCTTGTTGGTTCATTTGCTGCTTTTGAGCAAATATAGTTTGAACATTTGGCGGTGGCTGAGCGCCACTTTGAGCTTCCAGTTGCGGCGTAGCTAGTGACGTACCAGGCGGCAATGTCTTCGCCTTCTCTTGCATGGCTAGGACATGGTGATTGATATGGTCTTGAACCGTCTTGAAGAATGCCGGATTGCGCATAATCTCGGAAGCATTCTGAATCAGGAAATCCGTGTGTTCTTCGATGTGGATTTGGTCGATATCCGCCGTGATGACGGTAGGCATACCACCTTGAGCGCCCTGTGGACCAAGGCGCATCAAATCCATGAATTGCTCGTTCTCTTGCTGCGCCCGGTCGCGGTGGCCGGATGATTCATCGCGTAGCACTTGCGCATCGAAGAACTTGAGATATTCGTCAAGAGCCTTGGGATTTTGCTGTAAACGTTGCTGAACCGCCGGATTGCCGCTCGCCATGTCGTTTACGGTAGCTTGCTGCGTCGCCTTTGAGCGCAAATGCATCGAATCGGCTTCAATGTTGATCTCGACGCCATATGTCAACGGCGTTGACAGGAAAGCGATAACGTCGCTCTGTGTGAAATCACCCGCCGCTGCGCGCATGAGATATCCCATGACATTTTTGTCAAGCTGAACGACGTTTGATTTCAAACAACAGATTAGTTTTTCAGCTCCTCCGGCGATGGCTTTCTCGAAGGTTTTTCTGGCCGGGGCAAGTCGACGCTCTTCGCGCTCTTCAATGATTCGCTGCGCGTAGCCGCTTGGCGCGCCGGGGCTTCTTTCTCCCCTGAGCGCGTCGCCTGCGCCACTGACGTCATAGACGTCATCCTTGTAAGATTGTCTGAGAGCTGGGAGCACCGATGGCAAAGGCATGTCGTCGTGGAGCCATCTTGCGCCGTAAACGTCCAACACTTCGTGGATGAGCCCTGGCTCTCCTGTAAATCTTTGAGGGTCAAAACCTTTACCGGGCGTGACAAGTAGTTGGCTCCCCATGTTGCGCCGCAGCGCGGTAGCAATAAGCGAATCGGCAATGTTCAATTCGCGGTTCTTCTGAACAACGTCATTCATCGGTCCCATAGACATAGAAGATGGCGCAATGGCGAGCCACTGGCCTTCTACATAAGGGTGCCAGCCGTCTAATTTACCCGTATTGTATTGCGGGACGGTGACATGGGTAGCCTCACCATTACAAACGATAGTCCTGCGCCCAAGCGGCCACTTGATAGGGTGAGGTGCGTCGTAACGTTCAATGACCAGGACTTTATTCTTAAATAAAGCGCTCTTGTAAACATTCTCCGGTCTGTCATAAAGTTCGTTTAACCCCGGTGGCGTAGTAAATTGCATACGCATGAAATGACGTACCGCAAGACGGTATATCGCGGGGTTGGTATAGACGGGTTGAACTTGGTCATAGAACTTAGTGCGGCCGGGAGTTTGGCCATATTCATCTAGATATTTGTCGTAATCAAGAAGGCGAATCTCGTCAACGGAACCTGTATCATACATCCCCGTCGAATCAACTCGGCGCTTGTATTGGAATGGCGTGAGTGCCTGCATACGCACATCGCCAGCAAAAAACTTGTCGATGATTTGCTTGCCCATTTGGTCAAGCACTGGCTCCCAGCGCTCCTCGAAGAGAGGCTGCCCCTGGGCATCCGTCGCCTGCGTAGGGATATCCAAAAGACCGAAAGTTGCTTGGTTTGGCGCCATCCAATCGGTCATGACGGGAGCACGATTTTTCTGCCACTTGGGAACCTCGATTTGATGGCCACCCATTTGGTTCCAATCGAGCTTCAACGCAAATTGGCCGAACGTCGTATAAATGCGAGCCGCGTTGCTGATGACATCATCACCGCATAGGCGAATCATATAGGCATCAAGTATCTTTTGGATAATGCGCTTCATGCGCTTACCCTTGATGCTTGATTCGTCGGATGCTTCAACATCCCATTCTGGGAGGTTGGCGTATATCATCGCCGACAATGCTTCGACGACTATTCGCGCGATGTTGGTCTGAGCGCGCTGATTAAGAGCAGGAAGACGTTGAAGAAAGTCGATGTCAACAGCGTAGCCGTAGCGTCTTGACCAACGTACAGACTGATTACCATAAATAAACTGGAAATTATTATACCAAGTCTCAGACCACCGCTTGTAGAAAGGTTCATGGTCCTCTTGCCATTTCATGATACAGGGGCCAAGTTTTTCTACATCGGTCTGATTCCACGGCAATTCACTAGCGAATTGTTTAGCCCGATCTGCGGCTTGTTGCGCATTTGGTCCGATATTTGGCGCATTGCTCAAGCGAAAGTCCCCGCTTCTTCCATTGCTTCGCGTTGAGCCTTCCAGCGAGCTTGGATGCTATCTGATTCACGAGACGCTTCTATACGAACCTGTTCTAGTTCGCGCTCAACCGTCTCTTCTTCCTCGTCTGTGAGATGTTCAGGGGCTTGCGGTTGAGATGGAAAAGCATTTGGCGCCGGCGCATGAGGCGCGGCATTGACGCCAATGACGTTCATCAATCCGACAAGCTGCGCTTGAATTGATTGAACCATGATAAGGCAAACTTGCTTTTGAGACGGGTCCATAATTCTCCAAGATGAAAACCCCGCCCGCAAATCGCGAAGCGGGGTCTTGATAACCGTAGCTTACCTATTAGAAATAGGTAACAGGCGTTTTCACGCCATGATTGCCAGGAGGCAGGTCCCAGCTCAAGAGAAATAATCCGGTCGCCGTCGGCGCCCCGCCGGAACCACTATAGAACGTAATGACCGGAGCATTGTTGGAGACAGTCAGCGTATACTGATCTGCCGCCAGAGTGGCGCCCGGTGCCAGTTTTTGATAACTGGCGAGCGTTTGGTTCTCGATGGAGAGCCAGGTTGAGTTTGCCAACGGCCCTGTAACCTGGAAGAGTTGCAGCGCCGCAGTTGCAAGCGCTCCTTGTGTCGTCGCGGTCGGCACGCCGTTGACGTTGACGGTAATCGGCGTTGTGTCGGCAATGGCTGCCGTCCAAAACGTACCGAGCGAACCGGTCACATAAAGGCCAAGGTCATAAGTCGCCTCAGTATTCGCCGCAGAATAAGCCCAGATCGCAATGTATTGCGTGAACTTCTCAGTCAGCGCTTCATCCACTTCCCGAACCCAAGCCGCGTAATTAGTAACCTGATAGGTCGAAGCCACAAGAACCTCCTTGGTTCGTGAAAGTTATTAGGAAGCCGCGCCAAGATCGGAGCGAACCGCTTCTTGGCCATCTGGAATGTCAAATTCCATTGTCACATAATAACCCGTTGGCGCGCTGCCAGAGACAAGCGCGACAATAGGAACATGAGATGTGTAAGTAGTAACGTATGTCTTGCCGGTGCTAGTTGCCGACACTGGCGTATATCCCTCAAGTTCCGGGGTATGACCATTGATGGCAATCGCCGCAACTTGTTGCATTACAGCTAATGCCGAGGAACCAAGTGAGCCATATGTGGCATCGCCCGTTACCGCCGTCCAGAATGTCCCAAGACTGCCAGTAGTAAGCGTTCCGATATCAAGTGCAACATCGGTGTTGGCCGCTACGATATACATGAGCACTTTTTGAACAACGTGCTTACGTACTTCGCCTTCGGTGCGCACACCATAAGCTTTGAACTTTTGCAGTTGGAATGCCATTAGCCCCTCCTTGGGCGCATGTCATACTATTTGCGAATTTTGTTACCTAGATGGTACCATCATTCTTTGCTGGACTTCATCTTTAATCTTATTGACAAGATAGTCTCGAACGCGGTCCGCCATGCCCGGCACAACGGAAGCGCGGGCGGCGGCGGTTAGAGCTGGGACCGTGGTTTCCCCGATATTTTGGATAGCGCCGCCAAGATTGGAACCCACTGCGCCGGCGGCGCGAACAGGTCGCTTAATGGCGTTGCTAACGTTCCTTCCTACCTCGCCGGCCGTTTCAGCGGCTTGGCCGATTTGCTCACCGATCCCAGGCCCTTCTTTTGGACCAATCATAGAGGCGCGAACGCCTGACCAAGCTTCCTCGTTCCCAGGAATCTCGCCCTCCATCTTCGATAAAACCGAGTTTTTTACCTGAGCAATGCGTCCAGGGTCTTCACCCGACATAACCTGATCAACCGCTTGAGCAGCGTCTCTACCCTCAGGCGTCAATGGTAAGCGCGAGGCGTTCCCAGAAGACAAAGCGGATTCCTCGGATGATTGAAGGCGCCCCATTGCGCGATTGACGCCCATTTCATCGAGTGAGCGGCCAATCTCGGAGGCGGTATTTCCTTGAGCCGCGCCGCTGAGAGCCGCGCGTTGTTCTTCGGAGAGAAAAAACTTCGCTAATGGTGTGTCGGCAAGCCATTGAGTAACTTTAGGAGCTACTTTCATGGCCGCCTCGGGAGCTTGCGCCATATCGGCGGCCATCTTGGCATTCCCAGCATATGGCAGAAAATCCGCAGCAACACCGGATAGTCCTTCCCCTCCGGCGCCACCATAAGCAATCTTATTGCCGATGCCCTTCATCAACTTCCCGGCGCCAGAGAGCCCAGAGCCAACAAGGCCGGCGCCAGCCTGTAAAGCCTCGCCGGCTGGCCCAGCAATCGCACCGCTCGCCATAGACTTTCCAGATTCCTCGGCCATCATCTCGCCAAGAGAACCGATATTTCCCTCAAGAGACTTCTTAAAGGCCGGGTCGTCAGCGCTGATGACGCCTTTAACCAGTCCGGAAGTTGCCTCGCCTCCCAAGAGGCCGCCCGCCGCGCCGCCCGCCGCCGCCCCCATGAGCGCGCCGCCAGGAACTGGAGAGAACATACCTAGGCCGCCCAGCGTTCCAGCGCCAATTGCCGCCGGAATGCCCTCGCCGGCCATTTTCGCCGCCGATATGAGCTTGTCGGTTGTTCCCGTATAAGCCGGGTCTTTGGTGTCGGTTGTAACCTGATACCATTGCTTGGTGTCAGGCTCGTAATGATAGAAGTTTGGCGCGACACCGGCGATTTTTGGGTCATCATCACCAGTGGTATTTTTGACGCGGTTATAGACGTACTTACCGGGCGCAGGGGTTTCCCCCAAAACGCCAGTAGCGTGATTGTCGATGAAGTTAGGATCGGCAATAGCTCCCGGGGGATGAACCTCTTTAACGTCATAACCAAGTTTCTTTGCCGCGTCTTGGACATGCAAATCCCAGCGCTTCACAGTTTCCGCGCCGGTCTGAGGATCTGGAAGTCCTGGCGTCTCAACATTCATCCGGCTTCCATCTTCAGAGAAGCCATTGACTTTGACGCCCAGGCCGCCGGCGCCACGAGGCCGCGACGCAGCGCGAGCAAGGTCATCATTATTGATCCATTGAGGCGAATCGGTTCCTTGCTGCACGAGCATCGTCATTTGCGGCGGCGGCGCCGGTGGAAGTTGCTCTTGAGCTGGCGCAGCGGGTGCCTGAGCTTTTGATAAGTCTATAGGCTCTTGTACTTGGTCATCCGGTCCCATTATTCTTCACCGCCCATAAGGTCGGATGGTTCAGGCTGAATCGGCGGCGTCTCTTGCTCGCTTGGTTCAGCCGTGGCGGTTCCGGGCGCGGCGGCGTCTTGCGCGGCGGCGGCGGCGGCTTTCTTTTGCTGAAGTGCCTGCGCAGTTGCCGGCGGTAGTGCGGGCGCCTGAGCTTGCGCACCTGCGGGCGGTGGGCCGCCGGCGGCTCCCGATGGCGGCGCGGCTCCGCCTCGCCTCGTCAAATCAACGGTGCCGGCTTGATCTGGCGTGTTCGCCGGAACCGGCTTGTTACTAAGCTTTTTCAGCGTTTGCTGAACCATATTTTCAGTGGAGCCTACGGTTTCTTTGTAATCAGGACTGTTGGGATCGGTGTATTTAGGCGGGATGCCGCTCTTTATAGTCTGCCAAGAATTTGCAAGCCTTGATGTTCCAGAATCCAAGGTGTCTTGGATAATCTTATTGGCATCCTCCCATGATGTCCCATCATCGAGAAGCATGCGTCCTGCGGCCGCGTCTTTGGCGTCTCCGCTTTGAATCATAAGATTAGCGGCGGCTTTGCGCGCGGCCATGGCGGCCGTGTTCTCATTTAGATTCGTTCCGATACCTACGCCTGGCACATAGACGTTTTGCTTGAACTTATCTTGCGCGGATTTGAGCCCGTTGAGATAGGTGTTGTCCCCAACGGTATCTTTAACCGAGTTTTGCAGAGCAACACCCGTTGGGTCGGAAAGATAGAATAGCTGGTCGTTTGCCTTCTTTGTTTGCGCGTCTAGCTTTGCCTTTGACGCTGCGCCGAAGGTAACGGCGCTGCTTACCGTTTGAGGAGAAAGTCCTTGCTGTGTGTATTGATTTGAAATCTCTTGGAAGCGCTTAGCGCGCGCTTGCGGGTCAGGTATATTCGTTGCGCCGTCGATATCGCGCATCATTTCATCATGCAATGTGCTGGTATGAGCATCCATGAATTGCTTGCTCTCAAGACCATACTTCGCCATTTCTGCGGCATATTGATTCTTGACTTGAAGCTTTTGGGTGTCAGCACTTTGTTGCGCAACATTGATATCGGATTGTTCACCTTTGAGATGCATCGACTTTTCGGCCAAACGATTAGATAAGCCGCTATTAGTATCTAGGGCATTGTTTGCATTCTCTTCCGCCTCGGCGGTGCGTCCTTGAATCCCAAGTAAATTAGTTTGCGCGCCTTCAAGGGCTTGCTTCGACTTCGCCGCATTCTCTTCCGAGAAATACTTACGCGCCCCCATATATTGATTTAGCGCGTTTTGTAATGCATCACCCGGCGCCACAGCGTTTTGTGTGCGAATTGCTCCAAGCTGCCTTATGCGCTCTTGCTGAGCTTTTTCCGCCGCTTGCTGTATCTGCGCCAGTGAATCAGCCATTTAGCGTTTCTACCTTTTGCGTAGTTTCCACAACTTGTTCAGTTGTTTCACGTGGAACATCCTGAACGGGCGCGGGCGCCTGTGCGGCTTCTGGCGCAGGTAGTGCCGGCGCGGGAATCGCCTCTTTCAACTTCTTGAATCCAATATAGTCTCCGAATATAATAACATGCCTTTTGTCCATATGCGGAAACGAGTGAGCCGCGCCACTGATGTCCACAATTGTCAGTTTCGTCTCGTCGTCACTCCAAAAGTGATCGACTACGCGATATTTCCTGATAATCGGTAAACGCCAACGCTGAATCCCTACCGTGTAATAAGTCACCCGCCATCCTCCACGCAAGTTGCTACGAATACTTGGAAAATTGAATTATTAGCTAGGCTATAGAGCGTTGGATTGGCCGTCAAGCCTTGTGTCGAATGGTAGATCATTCCAAGCCAGTTGATGCCGGAGGCTAGCGTGACACCATATATTGGGAGCTGCGCGGGGTTCGCCGGAGCTCCCCCGTTTATTGTCTCATTGGGTAGGCTCAAATATCCCTGGCCGGCAATGCCGGTGCTAACAATGGTGTTGGGAACTGTAATCGGCGGCGCGCCCGTGCAGGTCACGATAATTAAGTACCACTGACTTGTGGATATCCCGGGGATAGAGATTGTATAATTGGCGCCAGAATTGAGCTGAATCTCCTGGGCCACAAGGATTTGGTCGATGTTGTACCGGATTTGGTCGTCAATCTGCGCCGCGAAGGTAGACGTGTCGATATCGGTCACGTAATCCGGAAAGGATTGCATGAGTACATTGACGAACATCGAATAATTGGTGGTCATGGCTGTTGTGTCCCCGTCGCCAGGCTACCGTCGCGCCAGCCGGCTACCGTGAGGATGGCCGGCAATTCATACATGAAGAACTCGCAATCGGCCGCAGTTGCGCCAGTTGCCACAACAATTGAGATGGCCGTCACGCCAGCGCCGCACTGGGTGAAAACACCCAATTGATTTAGTCCCGCGCGCACCGTGACATTGCTTGTGATCCCATTCGCGACTATGACGAGCCCGGCGGTAAAATCGCAGGTAAAGACGATATGCAGAGGGTTGGTGTTGACATAGGCTTGCGGCAAAGGAAGGGCTAGCGTTCCCGCCGCCGCCACCGTCGCCTGCCCCCATATGACCTTGCCGGGCGCCGCGAGCTGTTGAATGTAGCGCGGGTTTACGTCGCTGATTTGATGACGCACATCGGTCGATGCCGCTATAGACGTTTCCACGCCTTCAAGTATTGTCGAGCCAAGTTGGCGAAGAACGTACATTAGCCCCCCTGGCCATAGGGATTGTATTGATATGGGTTTTGCTGGCCGAAGCTGGCGCCAGGTTGATATCCTCCTTGGCCATAACCACCGGCCACCTGCGTTGTTGTGGGAGCGGTCAAATCCAAGCCGGTTTGCTGATTCGGTTGAGTTGCCGCCGTTTGTGGCGCACCATAGCTGATGTTATTCGTCGTCCCGGCGCCGCCACCGCCACCACCACCACCGCCGCCGCCGCCCATTATCGCACCAGCCGCAGTTCCACCAATAGAACCGAGAACACCAAGATGCGACGCGTTTGCCGCCGAGGCCGCTTGCGCCTGGCCAATGTCCAAGCCTTGCACCGCGCCATAATATTGGTTGTTCTGCCCTAGCTGCGCCTCGGCTTGGCCGGTTTGCGCGCCATAGGTGCCGGCGGCGAGCCCAGTTTGCGCCCCATAGATGTTACTGGCTTCCTGGTTCTGAAGGCCGCCGATGGTATTATAGGTATTGTTTGCAAAGTTCCCTTGATTAGCGAGGGCGCCTTGCGCGGTATTCTCGGCTTGCTGGCCAGCTTGATACATCGTATTTGATTGATTAATCCCGGCTTGCAATCCCGCATTTTTTAGCTGATTAGCATAATTCTGCGCCTGGCCAAATTCGCCGCTAGCTTGGCTCATGTTCTGATTTTGCAGAGCCGCCATTTGGCCGCCTGTAATGGGCTGGCCAGCGCCACCAATGGTATTCGCCGTGGCTTGTCCTCCAAGTGCGGCGAGTTCTCCATAATCGGCCAAGCCTTGATTCGTAATACCCTGAGCTTGCTGGTTATACATACCCTGTATGCCTTGCTCCACCGCGTTATTTGCGGTTTGAGCTTGGCCCAACGTCATCGCTTGACCGGCGTTACCCATGGCTTGCTGAGTTAACGTTTGATATTGCGGATTGAGCTGATCAAAGGTGTTTTGCAAACCAGCGACATTCTGATCGGTTGAATCCGTGGCGCTCTTGGTATACAGATTCGTCGCATTCTGAAGACCACCAATATATTGATTGGTGTTTTGCCCCATGCCACTGATGACGCCCTGATTTGCCGTGTTTTGTTGCCCAACCGATGCTTGAGCCGAATTGATGGCATTATTTGATTTGGCGGGGTTCGTAGGATCGACATTGGAGAGAGCTTGACCGGCTTTGCCGCCCGTAACCGAATTGACAGCACCGGCCGCGCCGCCAGTAA